ATCATTCGAAACTACAAATAACGGCACGGTATTATTCCCTATTGTTGACGGGTGCTTTATGAATATTAGTAGCCCTGAGGCTTTAGCTATTACCAACGGGATAATTACTGTTTTTATGGCGGGCACAAATATGTCTCAATCTCTTATTGACAGCATTAATATTGCACAGGTACAGGCATTTCAAACTTCTTGGACACAGGCGGTATCTGTTGTTAGCATACCTTTCGGTACTACTATCGACTCTGTTACCTCTGAACGGGGTGGTGGAGACGCAGGTCCCGATCCCGGTCCAACCTGTGATTATCAAATAACTGTTAGTGCTGCTGCGGCTAATCCTGTACAGATTATATACTATCAAGGTGGAACTCAGTTATTGACTACAGTTGGAATTAACGACAATACCATTCTGAATGGGACTGACTGTTTTCCTATACCTGCAATAGACCCAACGCAGTCCCCCGCCCCTAACCCTGCAAATGTAACTATAGTGGACGTAACTCCATAGGTTATATTTAATCAATATCAATGAGACCTCTTCAAATGAAGGGGTCTTTTTTTTTTACTTATCTTTGTGAAAAGATTCACGATGATAAACACAGTTAGAAATACAGTTCTGTCTGTCCTTAATAAAAATAATTACGGATACCTTTCACCATCTGACTTCAACCTGTTTGCAAAGCAGGCACAGTTAGACTTGTTTGAGAGTTATTTTTATGCATACAACTATCAGATAAACAAAGAGAATGCTAGAACGTCAGGTACAGGTTATGCAGACATTACGAAGGGAATAGAGGAGGAGTTAAATCTTTTTTCAGAGACAAAGGGTTTAATCAATCAGGTGGGAGGCAAGTACTTTGCACCATCACCTACGACAACAGGTAGCGACTACTACCTTATAAATAAGGTATTGGTATATAAAGAAGTTTTAACCGAGGGTACTACTACATCTAATGTAGTTGGAGCTAATCAGGTTATTGACACATCGGCTACGTTTACATCAACCGTTAGTGTTGGTGATATTGTGGCGGTAGAGAATGGTGGCGTTCAATACCTTACTGTTACGGTTGTAAACTCAGACACTGAGCTTACGGTTACGGGAACTTCCTTTAATGCAGCACCACAGGACTATGCAATATATAAAAAGGGAACACAGTTGAATGAGGCTGAGAAGGTAACTCATAGTAAGATTACTATGCTTAACAACTCTACATTAATAAGCCCAAGCATTTTGTTTCCTGCATACACAACAGAGAGTGTATCATTGGATGTATACCCCGACACTTTAGATTCCATTGGTCGGGTAGTGTCTCAGTATATACGATACCCTAAAGACCCTAATTGGACATTTATATCATTAACTAATGGTGAGCCTTCGTTTGATGCGTCTAACGCTGACTACCAAGATTTTGAGTTAGCATTAGATTCAGAGGCTGACTTGGTAATGAAAATACTTCAGTACGCAGGGGTGTCTATCAGGGAAACAGAGATTTATAATTTTGCACAAACGGAAGAAACTCAAAATAATCAAGAAGAAGCATAATGGCATATATATCAGAATATCAGTACTACGAAAATAATGGTCTATCACCTGAGGATGCAAATTGGGGTTCGTATCAATACGTATCCCTATACGACATAGTTAATAACTTCATGTTGATGTACACAGGCAACCATAGTTTAGTGAACAACGAGGAGAGGTTTAAGGTTTTGTTTCACGCCAAGCGTGCGATACAGGAATTAAACTACGATGCGTTCAAGGAAATAAAAGTCTTAGAACTTAATGTAAACGAATCCCTTAGGTACGTATTGCCTCCTGATTATGTCAATTGGGTTAGGGTATCTATGTACAAGGACGGTGTGCTTTACCCACTGACAGAAAACTTTCAAACTCAAACGGCTAATGCTTACCTTCAGGACAACACGGGTAACATACTCTTTGATGTTGACGGTAACATACTCAGACCTGAGTTCTCTAACATAGACTACGATAGAATTATAGGAACAAAGAAAAGCGTTTACCTAGACCAAAATAATTCTCAGTTTAATGGGATGCCGGGATACAATGTTGACGGGTGTTGGTACTTTGACTTTGCTATAGGTGCAAGGTTTGGTCTGAACACTGAGACAGCAAACGCTAATCCTACGTTCACTATTGATAAAAATTCAGGCGTAATAAACTTTAGCTCAAGCATTAAAGATAATTTAGTTATACTTGAGTATGTGTCTGACGGTATGGAGAACGGTGACGACTCTAAGGTTTCTGTAAATAAACTATTTGAGGATTATGTTTATGCTGCTATTGAGTACACTATACTAAACTCAAAGCTTAATGTACAAGAGTATGTCGTAAACAGGGCTAGAAAAAGAAGGGGTGCTTTGCTAAGGAATGCTAAGATAAGAATCAGTAACATACATCCGGGTAGACTTTTACAAACTTTAAGAGGACAAGATAAGTGGCTTAAATAATATGGCAAACGTAACAAGAAATTTTATTAAGGGCAAGATGAATAAAATGGTTGATGAACGAATCGTTCCAAACGGTGAGTACATCGACGCATTGAACGCCCGTATGGGTTCTAGTGAAGGCTCTGAGATAGGTGTATTGAAAACACTAAGGGGAATATAGTGTTAACCAACTTGCAGTATGATGGAACTGAATTGAGTGACGATGCAAGGTGTATCGGTGCATTCGATGATGGTGCTAATGAGACGCTGTATTGGTTTGTACACGACTCCAACTTTACTCCATCTTCTACAGGGAAGTTAGACCTGATAGTATCATACAACACCAACACAAGCATAACAACTTATCACGTAATATCTGTTGATGATGGNGGAGGTGTTAACACNACGCTAAACTTTAACAACAAGTACTTGATAACGGGTGTAAACAAAATTGAGGATTTACTATTCTTTACAGATAACTACAACGCACCACGACGCATAAACGTTAAGACTAGCTACCCTAATCCTTCATCAGGAGTAGACGACTTTACAGACGAGGCTATACTTGTAATCAAGAAGCCACCAATAAACTCACCACAGATTACTCCACTGACTACGAGTTCAGAGGACAACTTCTTGGAGGATAGGTTTATATCATTTGCTTACAGGTACAGGTACAGTGACAACGAGTACTCTGCAACCTCTCAGTTTTCAGCACCAACATTCTTGCCGGGTACATTCAACTATGACATTGCTACGGCTTTAAATGAGGGTATGCTGAACACCACTAATCAGTGTGAGATTGTTTTCAATACAGGCGGAGAATTAGTTAAATCAATAGAGCTGTTGTTTAAGGACATGAACTCTTCAGTAATAAAGGTTATAGAGGAATTAGACAAGGAGGTCTTAGGTCTTTCTAATGATGCGGATGAGTCATACGTGTTTACCAATAGTAAGATTTTCACAATACTTCCCGAGTCTGAGATACTAAGACTTTATGACAACGTTCCACGTCTTGCTCAGGCACAGACGCTTATGGGTAATAGACTGTTTTATGGTAACTACTTAGAGGACTATAAACTAATAGACTTAAACGACGAAGCATTAAAGCTTGAGTACATAACCACGCTATCTAGTGAGGAGGTGGGATTGGAGGAGCTAACATATGTACTTGGTAATAACTCACCTTATTATATTGACAATAATATATCTACAACTGTTACAGACTCAATAGTATACGTTGATTTTGCGGGAGTAAATTTAGTTGAAGGGGCATTGATTAGTATAACTCTAAGGTTTGAACATGCACAATGGTCGGGTAATACTCCGTATCCTGTAGAAACAACACAAGAACAAATAATCACATTCAACTATAGACTTCAACAAGACTTTAACAGCGTATATGCACTTGCATCTGACCCTGACTTTATTGATAAGGTTGGTACTGCCGGAGATATTGAATCTGTAACAAACTCTTGCAATGGTTCTACATTTACAGACATATTCAACTGCACCATACCTAATGAACTAGCAGGAACTCCAACGCTATACAAGTACAAGAGTGGTGTNCTTCAGGTAGATGAGCCAATTAGATTACTAAGCAGNCCAAGTATTACTACTATTGGATTTCAAATTCCTGCTATGGCTTTCGTTGATGTAGCGTCACCATTTACGGGGATAACTCAGACAAGCTATGAGTATTACAGTATTACAAATGTTGATGCCGTTTACCAAAAGATAGGAAACCCATCTAGTTTACACAGTAATAGAGGGTACGAGGTTGGAATCATATACATGGACGAGTACGGCAGGAGTACGACTGCACTCGTTAGTCCACAGAATAATGTACACGTGCCTTGTAGTTCTTCAGAATTTAAGAACACAATTGACGTTACTATACCTGCTACACAGGTAGCTCCGTATTGGGCTAAGAGGTACAAGTTCTGCATCAAGCCTGACAAGAAAGACTACGACACGATATATACAAACTTCTTCTTTAGAGACCCTACTTCAGGTGCTGACTACTTCTTGTTAGAGGGTCAGAACTCTCAGAAGATTGAGGAGGGCGATGAGCTTATTGTAAAGAGGGATACAAGGGAGCTAAGGATGAGTGTACATGGGTTACAGTGCTAGAGAAGGAGGCGAAGCAAAAAAACTTCTTAGACCCCAAGCCTATAGATGGTGAAGGTAATGAAATTGATTTTGTTCCGGCAGGTACTTACATGAAGATAAGGGCAAATAACTTTAGCACTGCTGTAGGAGACTTGCCATTTGTTACATATAATACTATATCTACAGAGGGTGCAGGAAGAAGATATGTAGACTATCCAATAGACCGGGAAGACCCCGCTACCCCCGGCACATATATATCATACACTATACCTGCAGGTTCACGTATAAAAATAAAAATAAAAAATAAAAGAATAGGTTCAGTTACAGTAAGTGAAAATTTATGGAAAGTTAATGCTACGTTTACCTCACCTCAATTTTATAATAATTTTGAAGATTGGTTTGAAGGAGAGAATATAGCTAACGCTCTATCTGCTCAATCAGAAAATGGAGGGACTGCTTCAACAGGTCCAAATTATGACCAATCAGGAACTTATCCTATAGCCGCAACACCTAATGCACAAGTTGATTCTGTAATAAGGTCTGATGGAACAAGAGATTATTTTACTGTAAGAAGTAGCTTAGGGGTGTCTGAGTTAAAGAAAAAGAAAGTAACTTTAGATGTATTAATTGAAGTATTACGTTCACCAAATACTATAGTATTTGAGTCAGACCCTCAGGATGCTGAACCTGATTTATGGTATGAGTCCTCTCAATCATTTGGGATAACAGCAGCAGGAGACCACTTAGGAAATACGCAAGACCAA